CGGCCGCTTCGACCGTCGCACGCCGCGCCCGTGATGCCGTGCGCAACGATCCCTATGCCGCACGCATCGTCGATCTATGGACGGGCAACGCGGTCGGCGCCGGCATCACGACGCGTTGGCCGGATGCCGCCCATGCCGATGCCTGGCGGGCCTGGGCAGACAGCACCGCCTGCGATGCCGAGGGGAAGCTCGACCTCTACGGGCTGCAGGCGCTGGTGATGCGGGCGGTGGTCGAGAGCGGCGAGTGCTTCGTGCGGCTTCTGCCGGCCGCGCCATCGCCCATGAATCCGCTCGGCCTGCGGCTGCAGGTGCTGGAGAGCGACCATCTCGACACTTCTCGCACAGGGATCATCGACGGCGCTCCGACGCTGCAAGGCATTGCGCTTGGCGAGGCCGGGGAACCGATCGCCTACTGGCTGCACCGCGTCCACCCCGGCGCGTCCTGGCTGCTGCCGCGCGGCGCGACTTGGCTTTCGAGTGAGCACATCCCCGCGCGCGATGTGCTGCACGTCTATCGCAAGCGCCGCCCGGGCCAGCTGCGGGACGTCTCCTGGCTCGCGCCAGTGCTGACGCGGCTGCGTGACCTCGGCGACTACGAGGGCGCGTTGCTCATGAAAGCCAAGATCGAGGCGTGCCTGGCCGCCGTGGTCTCGGAGGAAGGCGACGAGGGGCTGACCGGCGCGGCGGCGAGCCTGCTGAAGGACGCCCAGGGCCGCACGGTCGAGGCCTTCGAGCCGGGGATGATCCTCTACCGCCGCGGCACGGGATCGGTCGAGGTGGTGAACCCATCGGGTGGTGGCAGCCACGCGGCGTTCGCGCGACGCGCACTCGAGGCCGCGGCGGTGGGGGCAGGGCTCACCTACGACCAGGTCTCGGGCGACCTCACCCAGGCGAACTACTCGTCGCTGCGCGCTGGCAAGATCGAGTTCCGCCGGCTCTGCGAACAGGTGCAGTACGGCATGCTGATCCCCATGCTCGTCCGGCCGATCGCGGAGCGCTTCCACGCGCAAGGCGCGCTGCTCGGCCTATGGCCCACGGAGATGCCGGTCGGCGTCAGCCACGTGCCGCCGGCGCATGAGATGATCGACCCCCTGAAGGACACGACCGCGCTGATCGCCCAGGTCCGCGCAGGCTTCGTGCCGCAGCCGGAGGCAGCGGGCTCCTTCGGCTACGACTTCCGCCAGGTCGTCGAGATGATCCGCGAGGCCAACGCGCTGCTCGACGAAGCAGGCCTCTCCCTCGACACCGATCCCCGCCGCGTGGCCAAGAGCGGCTCGGCGCAGGATGCCGCGCAGATGGCCGCGATCGAGATCGCGGCGACGGGCGCTGCGCCGCCACCACGAGAGCCAGACCAAGCGGGTGCGCCCGATACCGGCGAGTAGCACCCCTCAGATCTCAGCGTCTGTCGTGCATCCCGCTTGCGATGATGCGTTCGAGTGGCCGGGCCATCCGCCATCGCGCCAGCGGTAGCAACGCGATGGATCAGCCCTCGATCGATGGGCTGCACTTAACGGTCTGTTTGGAACTGGCGGGACATAGGGGACGGCAACCGGACAGGCGGCTGCGCCGAGGCCATGAGTCGGCAGAGACACGCATGTGGTCGAAGTCACTTCGGAGGCATCGCGACCTGGCTGCCCAGCGACAGCGCTTTCGGTGCTGGTACTGTGGCTTTCCGATGTGGCACGAAGACCTCGCCGGCTTTGCGCAACGACATGGTCTGACGGCACGCCTCGCCCGGCGCTTCCGTTGCACCGCGGAACACCTGAAGCCCCGCTCGGACGGCGGTTCGAATAGGTCAGACAATATCGTGGCAGCATGCGTTCACTGCAATCGCATGCGGCACAAGCGCAAGCTTCCACGCGCTCCCGAAGATCACCGCAGGCATGTGGTGAGACGGATCCAGCTCGGGCGCTGGCATCCTTCGCAGGCACACAGCGCCTTCGCGACGAGCCGGGACTGACGCCACCACCCGCCGGCGAGATCGCCGATACAGGCGCCGCCGCGATGCCCCGCGAGACACCAAGAGAAGGCTGATCATGACAGAGCCCGAAGACCCGGGCAGCGGAGACGCTGCACCGGACGTCCCTGTTGTGCCCGCCGCGGCGGACGGTCCGCTGGTTGCGCATCGCGCGCTGGCCTCCCCCGCCACCGTCGATCGCGGCGCGCGGACGGTGGAGGTGGTGTGGAGCACGGGCGCTCGCGCACGGAACATCGTCGGCGGCCTTGGCGTCATCACCGAGGAGCTCGAGATGACGCCGGCTGCCGTGCGCATGGACGCGCTGCGCTCCGGCCGTGCCCCCGTGCTCGACACCCATCGCCGTGGTGGCGCGCGCGACGTGCTGGGCCGGGTGGTGGCGGCGCGCCTCGAGGGTGGGCGCGGCTACGCGACCTTGCAGTTCAGCACTGCGGCTGACGTCGAGCCGGTGTGGCAGCGCATCGCCGACGGCACGCTGCGCTCGGTCAGCGTCGGCTATCGGGTGCATCGCTACGCGCAGCGCACGGACGCCGCCACCGCCGAGACGATCCATCGCGCGATGGATTGGGAGCCGTTCGAGATCTCCGTCGTGCCTCTGCCGGTCGATCCGGCTGCTGCCGTTCGCGGTGAGGGTGACCAGGGCGCCCCAACCACCGCCATTGAACCCGCCCTGATCGAGGACACCATCATGCCCGAGACCACTCCGGAGGCGGCAGCGCCGCCGGCCGCCCCCACCGCGACGCAGGAGCCGAGCACTCCGGCCCCGGCCCAGCCGCCGCCCGAGCCGATGCGCGCTGCCTCTGTCGACGCCGCCACAGAGGCCGTGCGCGCCGAGCGTGATCGCATCGCCGGCCTCGCCCCCGTCGCCAGCGCCGCGCGCGCGCTCGTGCCGGCAACCACGGTGGACGCACTGCACCAGCGCGCCATCGCAGAGGGATGGGAACCGGAGGCACTGCGCAGCGCGCTGTGGGAGGCGATGGTGAAGGGCGCGAAGCCGCCGTCCATGCCTGCCGCACCATCGGCGTCCGCCCCGTCCAACGAGGACCCCGCGGCGCTGCGTGAGGCGATGGCCGAGGCGCTGGCCGCGCGCTCCATGCCTGGCTACCAGCCGCAGGGCGATGGGCGCCACGTCGAGTTCATGGGCTGGCGTCCCTCCGACATGATCGGCGAGCTGCTGCGGGCGCGCGGCGAGCGCAACGTGCCGCGCAACCCGACGCTGCTGGCTGAGCGCGCCTTCCACACCACCAGCGACTTCCCCCTGCTGCTCTCGGCCGCGGCGAACAAGATGCTGCTCGCCGCCTACCAGCCGGCGCAGCCGACCTACCGGACGATCTTCCTCCGCCGCGACTTCCGCGACTTCAAGCCGCACCGGCATCTGCGCGTCGGCGACTTCCCCAATCTCGCCCCGCTCGCGGAGAACGGCGAGATCCAGGCCGGCACGATGAGCGAGAGCCAGGAGCTGGTGTTCCTGCAGACCTTCGCCCGCCGCATCCGGGTGACGCGGCAGATGCTGGTCAACGACGACCTCGGCGCCTTCACCGACTTCGCCGCCATGATCGGCCGGCGCGTCGCGGACTTCGAGAACGCCACCGCCTACGGGCTGCTGAACTCGGCCAACGGCGATGGCCCGACGCTGACCACGGGCAACGCCGCGGTGTTCGGGACGGCGGCGGCGCGGGCCAACAAGGCCGCCTCCGGCACCGCGCTCGACCTCACCAACCTCGCCGCCGGCCGTGCGGCGGTGATGCGGCAGAAGACGCTCGATGGCCTGCCGATCGCGCTGGGCACATCCATGCGCCTGCTCGTGGGTCCGAGCCAGGAGCTGGCGGCGCGGCAGCTGACGGTGGCGGTGCAGGCGACCCAGGCGAGCAACGCCAACGTCTATGCCGGCTTCATCCAGCCGCTGGTCGAGCCGCTGATCCCGGCCAACCGCTGGTACCTCTTCGCCGAGCCGGCAGCGACCCCGGTGTACGTCTATGGCTACCTCAACGGCGCCGAGGGGCCGCAGGTGACCACGGGGCCCGTCTCCAGCGTCGATGGCGTCGAGGTCAGCGTGCTCTTCGACTTCGGCGTCGGCGCCATCGACTGGCGCGGCGCCTGGTTCAACCCGGGCACCTGATCAGCCCTCACTCTCCGTCCCTCATCCCCGATGCAGGAGCCGCCCAGCCACCCGGCTGAAGGCGGCTTCTGCGCTTCTGGAGAACCTGCATGCGCACCTTCATCCAGCCCGGCGACAGCCTGGGCGTGGCCGTTCCCTATGCGGGCGGCGTCACGTCTGGCCAGGGCGTTCTCGTGGGCGCCTTGTTCGGCATCGCGGCCGTCGACGGTGCCCAGAACGCGCTGATCGAGATCGCCACCAAGGGCGTCTTCGACATCACCAAGGAGCCGTCGCTGGCGATCTCGGCCGGCGCGCGCGTCTTCTGGGACAACACCAACCGCCGCATCACCACCACAGCAACCGGCAACTTCCAGGTCGGGATCGCCGTCGCAGCAGCGCTGGCGGCCGACACCACCGTGCGGGTGGTGCTGCTCCGCGTGCCGGCCTCGGGCGCCTGAGGACCGGGTCGCATGAGCGGGGAGATGACGCGGGCGGAGGCCGAGCACCTCGCGGTGCACGTCGAGCTCTGCGGGCAGCGCTACGAGCGCATGGAGCACCGGCTCGCGCGCATCGAACGGGTGCTCTACGCGGTCGTCGCGGCGATCGTGATCTCGGGCGGCATGAGCACGCTCGAATTCGCCCGCGTCATCGCCATGCTCGGCGCGCTCGGGCCCAAGTGAGCGCCTTCGCGACCGCGATGGCCGCGCTCGTTGCCGACCCGAGCCTCGGCACCACCGCGGTCTGGCGCGCCGCCGGCACGGGACCGGACGTGACGGTGCGCCTCCTGCGCAGCGCGCCCGACCGGGTGGCGTCCGCCTTCGACGCCGCCGTGCTGCAGGCAACCGACCTGCTCAGCATCGCCGTCGCCGACCTCGCCGACCTCGCCCCCGAAGACAGCATCGCCATCGGCTCCGACCTGCTGATCGTCACCCATTCCGAGCGCGACACCACCGGCGTCGCCTGGCGGGTCCACTGCCGGAGGGGGCCATGAGCCGAGCCGATCCGCGTCCCGAGCGCGGCTATCGCTGCTGCAACGCGCGCACCTCACGCGCGCGCGCTGGACGCTGATGCGCCTCGCCGCGACGCTGGGGACGAGCCTCGCCAGGATGCTGGAGCAGGAGGTGCGTGCGGGCGAGCGGGCGGTGACGCAGGCGATCCGCGGCGAGACCGAGCGGCTGAAGCAGGAGCTCCGACAGCAGGTGGCGTCGTCCTTCGGCCCGCGCGGGCGAAGCCTCGGCAATGCCTGGCGCGCGCGGATGTTCCCGGCCTCGGGCGAGAGCCTGGGCGCTGCCGGCATCGTCTGGACCAAGGTGCCGGGCATCATCGATGCCTTCGAGCGCGGCGCGACGATCCGCGCCCGCGGCGGGCGATACCTCGCCATCCCGACCGGCTTCAACGCCGCCCGCGGCCGGCGTGGCCGACGCGAGGGCGGGCTGCGGGTGACGCCGGCCCAGATGGTCGCGAGCGGCCAGGCGTTCCTGCTGCCGTTCCGCTCCGGCGGCGGCTTCGCTTGGTGCCTGCCGGTCCGGCAGGGCGAGCGGGTCGGCCGCCGCCGTGCCCCGCTGATCGCCGGCGGCATCGCCGCGGTCGCGACCGCCAACCGTCGCGGCGCGGCGCACTGGCAGGCGGCGCTGCTGCGCCAGGGCTTCGTGCCGATGTTCCTGCTGCTTCCCCAGGTGCAGCTGCCGAAGCGGCTCGACGTCCGCGGCGTCGCAGCCCGTGCGCTTGCCGCCCTGCCGCGCCGCATCGTCGCGGCATGGGAAGCGGAAACCGGGAGGACTGCCCAGTGATGACGCCGCTCCTGCAGGCCGATCAGCTGAGGACGCTCGCCGCCACGGCGCGCGAGAAGGCCGCCGCGCTGGCGCACGAGGCGCAGAGCCTGCGCGCGCAGGCCGCGCTGTTCGAGACGCTCGCCGAGCAGGTGCTGAAGCCGCGCCCCGCGCCGGCGGAGGCCGCTACGCGCTGGCGGCGGCGGGAGTGAGCACGCGGGTGACGCAGACGAAAGGACAGGCACGTGTTGCTGCATGAGACGCCGTTTGAAACCCCGTTGGCGGCCGTTCGGTGGGCCATCACGGTGCGTGAGCTTGGTCAGTT